AACTTAGAGCGTACCCACTCGCTAAAATTAGGTATTGTGTTGGCTATCTTTAATGTCCGGCCATCCAGACTTATGGTTTTGATTACACTACCTCCCATGTGACGAAACCGCACCCCGTCTTATTTAATTAAATCTCAAAAATTTTGACCGCCAAAGGCGGTTTTACCTCCGTTTCCGGTGGAAACGCAGGGTCGTCAATAGCCTGTCGGCCTCCCCTATGCCACCGGCAGGGGATTGACGGGGTATTATAGCCTCCGGTTAGGAGATTTAATGAGTTAATAGGCTCGCAGTACCGCTATTTTTGGATTTATTGAGGCAGCTACCTATCATGATAGGCTATTATGATAGGTTTTTAGACTTAGTTGATTACCCATGCGACATGGCCAAGAGAGCATCAGACCTTATTTTAAGAGACAGACTACAATTTACTTTAGACGGTACAGGCGATTTAGCCGTTAATTACGGTAGAATCGACTTAAGCGACTATGTAAATGTCGTTAGAGACGAAGGATTGCAAATAAAAGAGATAACATACCAACTAAGAAAAACCGGTTTAGGTAGCGCAAACACTTGTGTATTTGACCCGGTATTGGGACAAGATACCACAAGTTTCGCATCTATGCAAATATTTGCCACAACTACGGCTTATGAAAATGCGCTTGATGTTGGTATTGCTTCTCCTAATGTTTTGAACAATTACACGCTAACAACAACCAGGGAAACAAACGCAGGTAACTCCCAACTATGGGAGAATCAAGAACGGTTTAGAGGTGTATATGATTTGCATCCTGATGGTTATACTGTTGTAACTGACTTGTTAATTGGTGTTGCGGCCGAAAATTGTACTAAATACAAAGAAGAAACCATTGAACTTGATATTATGATAATTGCAGAACCTCGAAAAGTAAGTAAGAAGGATCTCGAGCGCATGCTTGCACAAGCAACCGACCTTTGATTAAGGTGGGATTTGCTTGGGTATGGTTAAAGATATAGTTTCAGATATAGCAACCGGAGTTGTTGTAGGCTTAATCATAGGTGATAAAGAATATCAGTTTCCTATTGATATGGTCGCAATTCCAGCATTTCAGGCTCACCTGCTCTCTGGTACTCCCTCAATGCAAGTTTATATCAAAGCCGGTGAGACTTTGATGCCAACGGGGGGTAATGTTGCAGACATGACACAAAACATGGATATTGACGCCCCTCCTATGGCTGACAAGCCTAAAAAGCGTAAGAAGCGGTCAAAGTGGAATAGATATGTTAGTAACAAGAAAAACCACATTAAGAAAAAAGACGGCAAACTTGACTTTAAGAAAATGTCTAAAAAATTCAAAGGGGGTAAAAAGTAATGCCAATTATTGAAATGCGGGAATCAATCGGTGATATTGATGTTAATTTTGCTAATGACCAAGATGCTCTTCAAGTTGTCCAAAAAAGAATTAATCTAAAAGAAGGTTCACTTCAAAGAAATATGTTGTCAATGGACTTGTTTTTTGATGACCCACCTCATGTCATAGGTGGTACAACACCAAAACCGTTTGACGGTATTGTTGAATTCTTGCTAACACCAACCCCAGTTATATTATCTAAAGAATCAATTCTACTAAAACCACGACGGTCAATGGATGCATCAAACACAAATGTACTATTCAAAGCAATTATAACACCTAAAGATAGTGGAAATTTCCCAAATGGATTGGCATTTTCGATAGACAGATTCCCACAAGATTTTATTGCTTCTAACGCTAATTTTCCGTTTTATCATGACCAATTATATCTTACAATGATATTTCATGCGTCGGTTGACCAACAATTTCCAATAGATGTTAGATTTAGTGCTTCTATGATGGTATCATACAAACAAAAACAGATCTCGGCTGTTCGTGCGGCTATGGGTGTAATATCTGAGCGATTTAACTCTATGATAGCGCAACAAGAATCTTTAGGTAGAGTAATGGAAAGACCTGCGAACCTGCAAGGTCAATACATTCCGTCGTATGAATGGGGTGGGATTCGACCCGAGTTTATGGTATCGGGGCAAAATCTAACCCAATATTGGTTAAAACAAGATGGACAACAACCCGAAACTATGCAAACAACATCCTCATTAAGAGCAATTGCAAAACAAGCAAGGCAAATGGTTCCTAATCCCGACGCATTTGGTACACCTGGGACAGCAAACGGAGATATACCCGATTGGTTCGCTACTATGTTGCCAAATGGCGTTGTTGCGGGTGCTGTCCGTGAGCAATTCCCGCCCAGAGTAACACAAGACGACCCAACTCAAAACGGCTTAGGCAACATTATTTGTGTGTGATATTATGACAAGTCATGAAGTTTTAACTAAGATATTGAAAGAATTACGGGAGTTGAAAAAATTAGTCAAGGAATTGAAGCAATAGCACCAATTGATAAGGCTCAAAATGAGAGAATCGTATGGTGTGAAAGGTTGCTCTATGCAATTATTCTTCTTCAGTTTCCCCAGATAGCCAGTCTAATGTAGTTTGGACTTTTCTTTCAACGGTTATGATTAAGTCGTGTCGTTCTTCTCGACCCGACATTTGTAAAACATGCACTTCTTTTTTAGCAAATCCTCTATATTTGCCAAATCCTGCAGAATTCCAACCTAATGATATAACATAACCTCCAGGTTTAACACATTTTGACAATATATCTTTACCTTCACCCCAAGGATTTTGTGTTTGCCAGTGTGGCAAATCTTTACCAATTCCATTGTAACAGTCTTTAAGTTGTCTAAGTGAATAAGGTGGGTCAAATAATACGAGATCGAACTTTTGACCTTGCTCATAAATTAATTCTGCAAAATCTCTAAATTCTAAATGATAAGTTGTATTATACATTTCATCTAAGTCATTTGTAATGAAATAATCTGTTTTTGTTGTAAAACTATCTCTTGCAAAAGGGTCACATGCGACAATAGTTAGATAATTATTATTCACATGACATACTCTAATTATTCTGTCTATTATTCGTCGCACATGAGGATTAGAAAAAGGTTCACTTGTACAGTTGGTAATTATGTGAGACATAGCCACCGGAATATAACTCATTGGTCATCACCTTCGAACAATTCGTAGTACTTTTTCTTGAATCTTTTCTTCATTTGCGACAATTGATATGCTACGACTTGTTGGGATAATCCTAACATATCACCAATTTCTTTTTGAGAAAATCCGTTGCCACGCAATCGACTAATCCATTTTTCATGGTCTCTGGTTACTTTCATTCTAAACTCACCAACTTACCAGTGTGCGACAATTCATCAAAATTACCACATTTACCATCCGTTGCATCTTTACAATAAAGCCAGGTTCGGACTCTTGGATAAACTGCATACCATCCGCATTCGTCACAAGTATACTCCCATCCTTGTTTAACCGGAGTTACCCGTTTTTCTTCTAATTCTAACAACTTAGAGCGTACCCACTCGCTAAAATTAGGTATTGTGTTGGCTATCTTTAATGTCCGGCCATCCAGACTTATGGTTTTGATTACACTACCTCCCATG